ATTGATCGGTGCAACCACAAACAAGTTCCCTACTATCACGGGTGGGAGTCCAGAACTTATTGGTCTTATCACACCAGGTCATGACAGCCTGCCCCTTTCGCCACGTAGTCATACGCTTGATGGGGGTGTAATTACGTCTCGTCTCTTTGTCCCACTTCTTGAGAACATTGTACTCCGCGTGCATCTGCTTCACTAATCCAAAAATCTCATCTCTGAGCTTCTGGTATTCTCGCTCTCGAAGCCGTCGATTTTCAACGGTGGGAACCTCAAAGTCACTGTCACTGGCATCATCATCATCCTCACTTTCAAGTTCTGAATCGTCATCGCTGTAGTAGAACGTGTCTTCGTGGAACGGTTTATCGCCGTTCATGTGGTCATGAACGCGTTTCATTTTATCGGCCATCTCCAGATAGATACCATCTGGGATCTTACTGGAGATGTCGTCAAGACAAGCCATGAGGCTTCGGAGGTCTTCCATGTTGTCAGATTTTTAAGATGATAATTACAATTTTCTACCTCTACTTAGGTACAATCCATTTACGAACACCTCTCGACCAGTCGACAATTTTCTTAAGGCTCCATGATTGGTCAATATCAGTGCGTGTACGCATTTTCTTCAATTTGTACTGAACTGTACCCTTCAAGGGAGGAACTTGAATATAACCACGTCTCATTGGTAGACGTTTGCCATCCGAACCCATCGTCTCTAGGAAATATGGGAATTGTTTTTCGAAATACTTCCAGTGAACCGTGTCACGGCTCGAATTAGGAACATATTTATAAATCACACCCCATATGAACTTCTTCACGTACTCGAGTCGTTCACGGGGATCTTGTGGTCCAGGTTTTACCATTCCAAGAGTCACCATCAACGCGAGAAACGATTCCATGTAACAGAAATGATGTTGAGAAAGTTCGTCGTATTGGGAAACAACAAAAGCTTCTTCCATACTTTTCTTAGGAACACCTCCACGACCACCGGCATAGTTCTTATTCTTGAAATCGTTAAATGACTGTGATACAAATCCACCCGTGGGTTGGGGATTTAAGTCAGTGCTGGAAGCGTTCCTCAAACGGGGGTAACATCCATGAATTGTCCCACTTGATACCTTATACCCCTTACCCAAAAGTGTTTTGAGTGGGCTCTCAAAATCGGAATCCTCATTTTTCATCGAGTCATAAATCAACGCAGTCTTATTAGCATGATTAACTCGGGACATGCCATAATGACCCGATCCATCTGCGAACGAATGTTCCATGAGAATATAGTCTGTACCAGTACGACCTTTAGCGGCTAACGGTCTTTTTTTCATAGAACTAGTCTTACGGAACAGAAAACGGAAGTTTTTACCCGATTCCTTTTGAATATCTTTAGCAATTCGTTCGAATACACCTTTTTTATGGAGGTAATATTTGGCAACTTCGGAGGCATCCTCTATAGCCAATAGATTACTGGCTTTCTTGTTTGTAAGAATTCGAGATTCGATATAATCATTCTTATCAATCTCAGGGGTTTCACCTTTGATCTTGAGAAGTTTATCTCTCGTCGAAACATTTTTAATCAATTTAATGGGAATGAGTGACATGTTATAATGATATGATATTATAATTTCTAATCTTCACTTAGGTGTAATTCTATTCATAATCTCTGACAGCTAATCCGACTGGAAACCTAGGTACCCCAGAACTCGTTAAGTTCTGAAACCTAACCGTTAACATTTTTCCCATGAACGCATCTCTTCTTCTGTATTTATCTTCACGACTTTCAATTGTTCCCTCCGGGCGGGCGTTGAAAGCGGTACCGTCACATGTTTTACACTTCCACACGACAGCGTTCGCATCTCTTCCGTGACCTGTTGTTGCCCCAACGATCTCATATTCTTCGGTCTGAAAATCTTTGTGTTTGAGAAGATAGTTGCTTCTTTGACCAACTTCGTATACACTTGTACGCTCGCGGATCATGGTTCCCTCGTACCCCTGTTTCACAAACTTCTTGTGTACAGGGATGAGTTGTCTCTTCTTTTGGATGAGTTTCGTCTCAACCGTCACAAATTGCATACGTTCCTCGAATGGCATATCAAGCTTGTTCATATCGAAATAGTCAAACACGCAGAAATCCAGTTTCATGGGGTCGGTTTTGAAGAGACTTGTGATTTCCTCAAATGTAAGAGTATGATCGTAACACTCCCCATCGTAATATTGTCCTTCTTTCAACCCTTTACCAAGGCTTTCAGTTCCAGGAACGAGTTTACCCGTTCTTGAAATACCACCGTCTTTGGATACCAATAGGCGAATACCGTCAATCTTTGGTTGTACATAGAACGGCTCTGAAATGTAATTCTCCCTGTCTCCCCATTTGTTTGCGAGCATGGGAAGAACTGTAGTAGCCTTCGTATTCAGGTTTTTCCATACAGTCTTAGCACGTTTCACGGCACTTTCATAACCAAGTGGTACTTCGGTTATGGAAATGGATTCCTTCCCCCCAACCTGTCCAGATGCTTTGATGATACACCAACATTCACCCCGCTCCTCCACGCGGATGTCGATGTAGCGCGTTTTACCGTTTTTATTGGTCGTAAAAATTCTATCCATACTAGTAGAATGATACCTGTTGTAAATTATGAGAGGATGGAGCGACTTAAGCCTCCTCCGATAACGAACATTCAGATGAATCTCAATACAATTAGTATTGGGTTTATTATAATAGGTATATTGGTTTTATACAGGCGATATGTCATAGTTAAGAATGCCCATGAACGATCCCGTAAGTGAGACACTCTTCGTAGTCGAGATATATATCACGTTTCATATACTGTGACATCTTTTCTTTCGGGATGGTTGTTTCCTCCATGTATAATTTTTTGATTGTTTTCATGATTTTTTTACATGTTTTCATTTCATCTCTCAACTCCGTGTATTTTCCAAAGAAACCGGAAGATAGTTGGTGGATGAGAATGAAGGAATGCTTCCCCATGAGTCGTTCCCCTCCACCCAATAAAATGAAAGTCGCAGCACTACAACACGTACCCTCTGCGATCGTGACGATATTCACACGTGACGATTTCAGTGTATCCATTATACTCAACCCTGAAAACACATCTCCACCATCGCTGTGTATATGCACGCGGATTGTGGGTTTGTATCCGGGTAGTTCTATGGATTTTTTTAGTAAGTCCACCTCAAGCTTTTTAAACTCGTCAAGGAATTCCAGAGTATTTTCGGTATCGACATCACCGTAGTAATATATGTCACATCCATTCACACGGACGACATCGTGTTCTTCAACTTCAACTTCGTCTGAACTGTCACTCATTTAATAGTATACGCAACTTCTTTTTAACTTTGGTCACGTCGGTTGGTTTCAATTTATTACCAACTGCTAAATGATTCATCACGTCGAAATCTAATGGTTCAAGTTTATACTCTATTAAAGGAGACAAATTTCCCGCTATTGCGTATCGACGAATTAAACTCAATTCATCGATACCTATTTTTGTAGCGTGTCGAGATTGGATGGCACGGAGTTTATTTTGACGCATTTTGAAATTGCCATATTTGGTCCATAAACTACCGGGTTGTATATTATCCGCGTCTATCGGTTCACCCATGTTCAATTTGGGGATAGCCATCCCCGCTGTTACATAATACGGCATACAGTTCCAATCACCTTTATACATTTGTGTGTCGTATATATCAGACTCCGAAAGGGAGCTTATGATATTACATATGTTACAGTTTTTAGAGAGTAGGTAATTACCGTGTATAACATCACACACGTGACCGTGTTCGTGTATCGTCTGAGATGGGTCGAAGTTTCCTTTATGGGATAGAACATCTATTATAATATCCTTGGACGTTTTGAAAATGTCTTTTACATGCGAAAAATCCAAATAATCAAAGAAGTTCCTGATATTTCCCTTACATTCTGATGCAGCCTGCCCGGCGCTTGGATTTTCACACGCTAGTGAACATATCGCATCAGGTGTTCGTCGTGGTACAATTATGAGTTTGAAATTGGGTATCATGTGTATGGATGTAGACGTGACCACTACAGAACCACGCGTCAATCGGCTCTCATTATCCGAAACGCGGTCTATAATCTGTTTATGACCGTGTATAGATGCATCATATCCATCAATGAAGATGTGAGCTGATGTGCAACCTATCAGGTCCATGAATGAACTCTTTTTTTGAAACAGTTCAGAGTGTAGTTCAATCGTATTACACGAATTTAAAATGGTTTCAGCGATAAAAGTTTTACCGCACCCTATTTGACCGCATATGAAAACGTTATGACCCTCGTTGATATATTTTTCCAGTAAATCAATTTCATTTTGGTGAAGCGTTTGTGGGCGTGGTTTTTTTTGTGGTATTATTTTAATGAAGGAGTCCATGACCGATGAACTTACTGATCAAGCTTTAGATATTTTTTTGGAAAGTGATATAATTCAAACAAGGATACTCGAACCCGTTAAGAGAAGGGTTCTTCCTTATTTGATATGCATTGGTATCTTTAATGTGATGTTATTCATAATGGTTGCATATCTCACACGTCGTCTTTCTAAGATTTTATAACAACGTCACTTAATTCAGAACCACCACTTTCATTTCGAATTGCATTCAGGTCCCTTTTCAATTCGTTACCCATTTCATCTTCACTTATGAACATGTCGATCGGTTGAATATGCATTATTTCTGGTTTGAAAATTCCGTTATCATCTGGGAATTGTTTTTCGAACGCCCGAATGACAAAGTATGGAATCGGTGGAGATTGTTCGATGAGTTTGTCATATTCAGCACGACACGTGTCTATCATAGTAGAACCATCACATGACCGTTCTTCGATCGGGAGTGATAATTCCAGGCGGATCGTTCTCGAAAGTTTACCATATTGAAGTGACGCAACTCTGTTTCCTTCCATCATCTCACTTATTTTTAGGAATTGCATCACTGTGGCGATTATACCCGCAATCAAATTCAACCCACCAATCATCGCGGGTGCTGCACCTCTTATACTTGCAGGTAGTGAACTTTGTGCGAAGTTTGCAGTCCCTGTCACTGTAGAGAGGATAATTACAGGGAGGGAAAAATGCATGTTTTGTTTTTTAAAAATTAAAAACGCGTGATTGTGCATGTACCTATAACACGCGGACGCTTCACCCCATGTTTTCAGTATCTGTTCCTGTTGAGGAGACCACACGAATTTATTTTTTGAACGCGACTTCTTTTCTCTGTCCATATTAAGATATGAATATTATTTTTATTATTCATACAATAATTTTTGTTACATCTATCGTGGTTCCATTTACACGTAGGGTTGAATGGTTAAAGATGTATTCGGTGATAATACCTTTCGTATTTTTTCACTGGGCGATCAATGACGATACGTGTGCATTGACACTTTTAGAATCAAGTTTGACGGGTAAAGAGCAAAAGGATACGTTCTTTGGGCGATTGATGAGTCCTATTTATAAGATTGACAATCAAACATCTGACCAGATGGTAAAATCGATCCTGTTTTCGTTATGGTTATTGGTACAGTTCAAACTTGGAATTATTCCACGACCCAAAATATTTTCCTAAGATATATAAATGAAACGTAAGAACGCGAACGTGACTGGATTTGTTATTATTATTGCTCTTTTGGGTGTGATTACGTATCTCGTATCACGACCTCGCGAAGTTGTACGAGTTCCCGTGCAAACGCCCTTTCGTCAGCCTATGCGTCAAATAGAACCAGTACGCAGACGACAACCAGAATTTAGAGACCCACCTATAAAGGACTATAAACCTGGACATGTTCAGCAAATGGGTGTATTGTTGGGTGAGAACAACGAGACACTCCCCTTGTATGGGAAGGAAGTGCGCGGGCGACGGGATCAGTACCACTACTACACGTCCACACCCGGACAGCAGATTTACTCGATACCTATAACACACGACGGTCGTGACTGTATGGATGATTTGGGCTGTAAAGAGTTATACGGTAACGAGGATGTGAACGTACTCGGCAAGGCTGCTACTTACGCGGCCAAACTCTACAGGACCGATCAGTTCTTTTAAACAAATATGATACCATATCGCCTTGAGATAAGTTTTTTAGATTCCTGCATCGAAGGTTTACTCCACAGAAGCCACCTAGACCAAAACCCAGCCGTTTTAATTCCCTTTTTAGTCCATGTTTCACCCATACGTCCATGACGTGCAAGATACCGTTTCATGCGCGATGGATCCTTGTGTAATGTATAGTCTGAATACCCCTTACCCCCGAAATCGACATGACTGTTATTTTCGAATGTAACTCTATACTTTTTTTTCAGATTGGGACTTTCCTTGATGATTACTTTCATATATAAATAGTAAATATTTATTTCTGTGTATCTATTATAGACATGAATCTCCGCAAGCCAACAATTACCAGGATTATTTTCATATCTGCAATCGTTTCGATCTGTGTAGCGTTTATAATTGCTAGGGTTTCAAAATCCCGTGAGAGTAATAAAAACTATAAATTCCCTCCCATGTCGAAGGAGACGTGGGAAGCATTGGGTACACCCCCCGAACCAGAGGAAGAAGAGGAAGAGGAAGATGTGTCTCCACCATAGGAAGAACTGGAAGGGTATACCGCTTTTTAGAAACATGGGTACACGTATATTAGGTATAAACCCTATAGGAAGTTCAACTTCTTCACAACCTCGTATGTAAGTAAATCATTAAAAAAAACTATTTTAAAAATAAGAATCGACAGTGACTCGAATCAAAAGTGACTCGAGTCACTCTAGTAAAAAGTTTGACTCTGACTCAAGAATCATACGACGGAGTATATATAGAAAAATAAATTATTTCACTATTGAGATTATTATATTATTAACATGTATATGAAAACATCGACGAGTGTTATGAAAAATCTACACGAGAGTACGATACTCGAAAAAAAAAGTATGGATGAACGAAAACAACATCCGACATATAGACCAGGACCCCGTATCAGTAAGATGTGTGGTATGGGCCGAGAATTGGTGTTAGTCAACAAATCAAAATACCATGTAAAGTTTATCATAAAACCAGTTCCGTGTTATTGTTTCATGAAGATGATAAAGATAGGTGGTCCGTCGGGGGTTGGGATAGAGGGTAGTTTTGAGAAAAATAAGGACGATGAAATTCAGGAAGTCCCTTTAGCCCCTATGACAGATGAATCAATTGATTTTATGGTTGAAACATTACAAAGTCGACATGTACTTGTTACACTTGAAATAGAAGGGAAAACCATATTCACAAATCGAAAGATGGGTGCGTACGACAAGTATACGTGTCGCGACCACGTCTATTTACGAGTTATCTGATCCATATCGGGCATTTCTTCACCACTTGCAACTTCAAATTGCACGTGATCAAGATCGGGACAGCACTGCGCAAACCCATCATACGTAATTTTACACGATCGGCAATAATACCAAATCATGATAATTATACACCCACGATACAGTTACTTAAGTGTTTCGTGCATGCATTATATAATGGATACCAATTTCGATAAAGTTATTGCTGATTTGCATAATCTTCGAGAAGATGTCAGAGAGGTTAACGAAGATTATGAACTCGAATTGGAAATGTTCCGGGCAGACTTGAGACATCAGTTCGGTGTGAAGCTATTATTGATACTGTCCATGTTTATTAATGGGATACTGGTTGTATATTGCGCTAGGGATGATGACACACCACGTCTTTCGTAAACGATATAAAGAGTTCCATCGTATCAAGTATATATGAAGCTTCTCATCAAACGCCTCTCTAACAATGCGATCATCCCTACACGCGCATCCCCCGGCTCGGTCGGGTATGACCTTTACAGTACAATTGATATGTATATCCCACCAATGGAACGTGGTATTGTGAACACAGGTATCGCTGCTACTATCCCAATCGGCGTATACGGTCGTATCGCACCTCGGTCAGGGCTTGCTGTAAAGCACGGAATTCAAACCGGAGCCGGTGTTATCGACCCTGATTATACAGGTGAACTGAAGGTTATATTATTTAATCAAGGAGGAGAAAAGTTCGAGATTAAACAAGGAGACCGAATTGCCCAGCTTATTTTAGAAAAATGTGAAACGCCTCCTATTGAAGAGGTCACGACTATTGAAGATACCGAGCGTGGTACGCGCGGTTTTGGTTCTTCTGGATAAATTTAATTTGCAAACGCTACACCACCCATACCATCCTTAATTCTCAGGATGTTATAGTTGACAGCGTACGTTCTAACAATGGCACCGAGCCTGTTGGTGGTTCCATTGAGAACCAACTTGGCATTGTCTATGCGCGAGAAGTTGAGCGAACCCGTAGGTTGCGACTTGTTCATTGTCAGACAGAATGGCCACGTGAACGTAGATGTAGTGTTCAACACGTTAGGGGCGAGCACCGAGCAATGCATTTCAGGGACGACATTATGGTGATACGTCGCAGATGTATTTTCAAATAACGGTGTGCCGTTGATATACAGTGTCGAGTCGTCAAACGACCAGTTTGTAGACCACGTGGAACCGTCAGCTATAGACGAAACAACGTGAAGTGCCTTGACGGGGTGGTTGAAGTACGTGAGATCCACATCCGTGTCAGACGCTGACATTGGCTGGTACTGGGTCTGTGTGATGAGAAGTTCGTGTTCATGGTTCACGACCATCTCCCTCTCTTCCGTATCCAGGTATACGTACGTACCAAACACCTTGGGTGTGGTACCCGGCGAAAACGTCCCCGATCGGCATTTAATACGTAACTCCACCTGATGGAACTGGAGGGCTGTAAGAGGGAGAGATTTTGTCCAATCTTCGCTGAAGAAGAAAGGGATCATGTAATGATCCGCGTGGGTCGATACACCTACCGCGTTTTCGGGAACTTCGTCGAGTGTCACGGCACACGTAGCCTTAGCCTGATCCTGTTTGTACAAAACATTGTGCACACCCTGGATGAAAAGAGAGTCAAGCTTGGTGACTTCCTGACCACCGATCCAAAGGGAAAATTCGGTCACACTCGTATCAGTCGTTTTGAAGAAACCGGTGTTAACATCGTCAGTAGCTCCGATACCGGTGGCTTCTATCCAGATGTAACTGAGCAGGTCACCCTTTGTGCGTAGCGGGATGACGACATCATTACCCGATCCGAATGTACCCACGTAATCGAGACGTTCGGGTTTGATGGAAAAATTGGTATGACGTTTATAGTTCTGGTGGAAAAAGGATACTTGGGGGTCGCCGGTGATGAATACATCCTGAGCGCCCTTCGATACGAGATCGATCAACGCAGCAGACATTTATTAATAAACGATATTAAAATTTTAGCTCTATAACTTAGTAAGTAGGATGGTACAATTTCAGGTTCTCACCTGGGACGCTCGCGATGAAGGTGAAGATCATAATATTCGTATTTTCGGTAAGACGATTAAAGGTGAATCCGTCTGTGTAACAACTAAATTTATACCTTATTTTTTTGTGAAAGTTCCAGGGACTATGACACCAAACTCTGTCATTCAATACGTTAAACGAACGTGTCCAGACATTGTTAGCATGGATGTAGTGGAAGCAAAGGATATGGAAGGATTTCAAAATGGGGCGATGAGTTTCTTTTTACAAATTCACTGTCAAAATCTCACGTCAAGGCGTCATATAAGTAACCGTTTACGCAAACACGTGACTGGACTATCTAATAAATTAAAAATATTTGAGGCTAATCTCGATCCTGTACTGCGTCTCATGCACCGCACGGGTATTCAGTCTACTGGATGGGTTGATACGACTAATACATGTGACCGTGCGTATCATACAAAAGCTGAAATCGATTTACAGTGTAACGATTGGCGACAATTGAAACCATTTGATACGACGGATATTGCACCCTTTGTCATAGCGTCGCTTGATATCGAGTGTTATAGCTCCACTGGGAAGTTCCCTAGTCCCTCTGTGCACGGTGACGCGTGTTTTCAAATAGCTATCTCACTCTTACGTTTCGGTGAAGATGAACCGTACGACAAGACATGTTTATGTTATAAGGAGACTGATAAGAACATCGAAGGGTGCTCCATCGTGAGTTACAAGTCCGAGCGCGATCTTCTGATGGGTTTTAGTGAATATCTCAATAACCATGATATAGATATTATAACCGGATGGAATATTTTCGGATTTGATTTAGAGTATATTATGGAGCGTGGTATGGTTAATAATTGCCCTCTTGCATTTTATAGAATGAGTAAACTTAGGGATTATACATGTACACTCACGCGTAAAAAGTTATCATCTAGCGCACTCGGAGATAATGAACTGAAACTCGTACCGATGCCTGGTCGATTTATATTCGATCTTTTCCACGAGGTTAAACGTGAATATAAGTTAGATTCGTATAAACTTAACAACGTTTCTCAAATTTATTTAGGAGATCAAAAAATTGACATGCCTCCAAAAGAAATGTTTGCTCGTTTTGTTCGAGAAGATCCAGTCGAGTTACGTGAAGTTGCCGAATATTGTATCAAGGATACGTTACTTCCTCATAAACTGATAGCAAAATTATCAACACTGATGAATTTACTGGAAATGGCCAAGGCGACGTGGGTTCCGTTGAGTTATTTAGTTGAGAGGGGGCAACAAATCAAGGTCTTCAGTCAATTGACTAAAAAGGCGCGTGAAATGGGGTTCAAGGTACCCGCGTACGAATACGGCCACGTTGATAACACTGGTTATGTTGGGGCAACTGTTCTCGAGGCGCAATCTGGTGCATATTATACACCAATTACAGCACTAGATTTTGAGGGTCTATATCCATCTATCATGATGGCACATAATCTCTGTTATTCTAGTCTTGTACGGGACAAGAAATATGACAACCTACCTGGTATCGAGTATGAACGTTTTGGTGAGCATACATTTGCCCAAAATGTACCGAGTATTTTACCGAGTATTCTCGCAGAATTGAAACAGTTTCGCAAACAAGCTAAGAAGGATATGGCGCAGTCAACAGGTGCGACGAAACAGATGTACAACGGTAAACAACTCGCGTATAAAATTTCCATGAATTCCGTATACGGTTTTACGGGTGCGTCGAAGGGTATTTTACCATGTGTAGCTATCGCATCTACGACGACCATGAAAGGGCGTAATATGATTGACGATACCAAGACATATGTTGAAAAGCATTATCCGGGATCTAAGGTGCGATACGGTGACACGGATAGTGTTATGATTGAATTTGATGTTGGAGGGCGTACGGGTAAAGAAGCTATCGAGTATAGTTGGGAACTGGGTGAAAAGGCGGCTGATGAATGCACAAAATTGTTCAAGGCTCCGAATAATTTAGAACTTGAAAAGGTGTATTGTCCTTATTTCCTCTATTCAAAGAAGCGGTACGCTGCTAAACTTTGGACAAAGGGTAAAGATGGGAATATGAATATGGATTATATTGATGTAAAAGGGTTGCAGCTTGTCAGACGTGATAACACACCTTTCATGAGAGAGGTGTGTAAAGAACTCCTCGATGTCGTGTTAGATAGTAGCGATACCGTGGCTCCACGGGCACTGGCCCGAAAACGAGCGATTGAACTACTCGAGGGTGACGTCCCAAACGAAAAACTGATTTTGAGTCAAGGGCTTTCGGATTCGTATAAGGTAAAGGGTGAGAGTGTTTCTGTATTAAGTGCGTATATCACTGATATCAATCAAGCACACGTGCAAGTAGTGAGAAAAATGCGCGAGCGTCAGCCGGGATCTGAGCCACAGTCGGGTGATAGAGTGCCGTATATATTAGTCAAAACTGACGACCCTAAAGCACGTGCCTTTGAAAAATCTGAGGATCCTGTATATGCGAAAGAACACAATCTTGCGATCGATTACCCCTATTACTTTCTGAATAAATTCCTGAACCCAGTGTGTGACTTACTCGAGCCATTGTTTGATGATGTTAAAGGTGACATTTTCGGTGAGCTACTTTTAAGAGCTAAACCACCTAAAAAAACGAAAGCGACTGCATCGACGCCTGATAAGAATCAAATGCTACTGAGCGATATATTTAAAAAAAAGACCCCATGATAATATATGCTAGGTAGTGTAACTGAACAGATTGAAATTTTGATTCAGAAGGAAGCTCGGCGTCAGGTTACCGAACGTGAGAAAGAACTCAAAGCTCATACGAATGAACATACACGTGAGCAAAAGGAGCATTTTAACGAGCGATTAAAGGAGGCTGTACATGGTCATAAGGAACATCATAGTCGTACCACTCGAGATATTGTAGATAAATACAAAGAGCAAATAAATGCATTAAAAGTGGAACATAAATCTAACATCACGAAATTAGAAAAAGAAAATCACGATTACGTGAGTAAAGTTGTAGAAAAGGTGTCAGCCCTGTATGCAATTCCAATTAAAACCGTTCGACGCGATCTTGCACCGGATGCGGATAAGCGTTGTTTAGGGATACGGAAAAATGGCAAACTATGTACAAATAAAGCAATTCGTGATGGATATTGCTGTGTACATGTCGGTGATCCACGACCATGTACTCCTATACTCATGCCACGGGGTCTATTGCGGCACACACACCCATTTCCATCTGGACTTGTTGCGGGGTGTCCGGCATGTGAAAAAAAAGTGGTTGCAAATGAATTTAGAGATTTGCCTTCTATTATTTAATATGAATAAGTCGGATATTCTATTAACATCTATTAATAATTTTTACACCATACCAGAAAATAGAGCTACGCTAATCGAACTTTTAAACAAAAGTGGGGGTATATCTCTACGCAATCTGGAATGGTTTATTACGAATTATTCTAAAAAACATAACCTTTCATACGAAACGAACGACGGTCGAATTTTCAGTGTGCATTGTGCTTATAAATCAAGTCTAGATGGGTACAGTAAAAAACTGTTCGATCCATTCTGTCGCGCGGATAAAATCGTGTATAAGGTACCTGAGACACCAGATGAAATTCATACGACTGTTGCACAGCTGAATTTCATCCGATGGTGTATTAGGAATAAGATTGTCGATTACATTCGTGTACATCATGATACACTCTTTAGTAAGCAAGTGACATAAATCCGTTATTAAATTCAAACGTTTGATACCCAACATAATATAAATGTAAATTATAAACATCCGATAAGCCGGGTTTTAACTGTATTTCTAACAAGGTACGATCTGAATTTAATTTACTAAAGTCCAAGCTTCCCGATGGTTCCACATTAATCGGATTCATCGAGAATGCATACGTGTAAATATTTCTATTAGGTCTAGATAATCGTGTGTTATAGGGTACGATATATTTAAAATAATTATGATCAGCGATGGGTATATTAGGTAAGTCTTGACCATTTATATAGAGTTTAGCTGAGTCTAAAACCGCCGACGAAAATGAATTTCCAATTAAATAGGATGTAGCGGATGAAAAGTTAAACCTATTTGACATTTGACGCGTTGTTATATCTGTATCAGGGCGACTGGGACTTCCGTGTATACCTGCATCTTCATATATTTGTTTTCGCAGAAACCAAAACATCGTCTTGACTGGTATATCCGGGATGAGTTGTAATTTGATTGAATTTTCAGATAGTTTTGTTTCTTCTGTGGGGTGTTTCTTAACCATATCAGTGATAAACGTTTGTTTATTTGTCATTAAATATGTACGCTCTTGAGGACTTAATGTGATTTCTTCAGTGACAATATCAAACGTATCGAGTGTTAAATCGTATGATGAATTTGTAAAAAACGTTTTCGGTCTAAATTTAATTTCAAATTCTATCTTCTGTTTGTGCATTGCACACGTTGGAAAGTATGGTCTATTTGGGGAATTTGAATCATATTCGTCGCCTTCGTATTTGCGAGAAAAGAATAATGGAATGGGAACCATCAATGTTGATTTAAACCTGGATATCTCGCTATCATTTACGTGTGAGACGTTATCTGATTGATTTCTGTTCAACATATACCGTTTGGTGCGCTTTTCCGATGCGTCGAGATACATTTCATCGTAAATTATACCCCAATCGTCGTAGTATTTGTCTACCTCAATCTCATCTACACGCATAGAGACACTTTCAATAACATGACGACCAACTTGATCAGCTACATTAGAGTTGGATTCGACGGCTGGCATTGTCATGTGTATGTACATATTCGATAACAAATCTCCCATATTTTGGGGGTTTAATGTAACCTTGATAGTTTCACCTAAAGGCCACGTAGCGGAGCTAGAGGATGGTTTAGAGATGGTAACGCTTTTATGAAATTTTGTAAAGTTTGAATGCTGCTTCGCTTCATATTTAAAGAGGGAATGTTCGAGGTCGGTTTTCAATAGGTACGTATCCTGTTGACCTATCGCATTCAGGGACAATACTGCACCTTGATCCGGACCTTGTAATCCCATACTTATCTATTGTCTATATATTTTTAATATCATTTTCCCACATTGAAAGAGGTGCTGTAGATGTTGTCAATTGAAGTTCATCTCTTAACTGTTTCACTTCCTTGAGTAACGCTGCTACGCGTTCTTCTGTATATTCTACTGTCTTGGTGTTTAACAAATAGTCGTAACTTCCCTCAACTGTTGGAAACGTGTGCGACAATTCTACTTCAAGATCTCGTTTCTTACGTTTGAACACTATTAACGCTCCACTGATAACCATCGTGACGAATTTCGCCCGGTGGTTATACGTGTCAACCTTTATCTGAAGAACATTAATCAGGTGAGCCTTACGCTTGATATAGTACTCGTGGCGAAGTTTGATGAAATCCATTAGGATCATTTCAGCACTCTCGTATTTATGAATTCCCTTCGTTGGATGGAACAAGTGCATGTTCGACGTTCGAACTGTTTTGTGTAGCTTTAGATCCCTGATGATATCTTTACCACAATAGTTCTGTATGACGAAATCAACATCTTCCGTTGTACTGTTGTTTGTATACGAGCCAATAATCTTCTTTTCGGTAAGCGTGTCGAGATGCTCCTTATAATCTTGTGTCCATCGCCCGGGTGGTAGCTCTGTCACCTTGATAGTCTGACCGATCACGTTCCACACCCCTTCCGTGACCCATGTTTCATTTTCATAAAACACACGACCTTTAAATCCTCTAAACCATGGTTTCATTCTCTGAATTCCCTTACCAGTGATGAAATTAAGTATATTAGCTGAGATATCTTTGGGGTTAAATGGGGGTACGTAACAGCTAAACCCTGTGCCGATACCTTCCGTGCCGTTCACGAGAACCATTGGTAATGCAGGCATGTAGAATTCAGGTTCAATTGAACGACCATCATCATCCAAATAATTGAGTATAGGGTCATCTTTGGGGTCGAAAATCTTTCGAGCAGCACTTGTCAACCGTGTGAAGATATACCTTGTTTGAGATGCATCTTTACCACCCATAAGCCTAGTTCCAAACTGACCACACGGTTCGAGAAGGTTGATATTATTTGACCCGGTGTAATCGTTTGCCAGTTTGACAATAGTTTCAGCGAGAGATACTTCACCGTGATGATACGAACTCTTTTCTGCCACGTACGCAGCCAACTGTGCAACCTTCATCTCATCGCGTAAATTCTTTTGGAAGCATGAATACATCACCTTACGCTGTGAAGGTTTGAGACCGTCTGCTACGTGTGCGATGGATCGTTTCAAATCTGCGAGACTGAAATTGACAAGATCCTTGTGTACGAAGTCCGTAATAGACAAACGTTTGACATGACCGTACGGTACTTCAAGCTCGCGTGCATCCTTTGCTGTACTTTCGAGTAGCCACACCTTTCTATCATCTGCCCTCTTCTTATCGAATGCGAGTATGATTGATTTATCTGTCATGACATCCACGTCAAACTTTACCGTGAGATCTTGTATTTTTTTGAAATACTCGCGAGCCTCTGCAGATGTAGATGTACCGAGACCCTTGTAATACTTGATGCGCCACCCCTGCTTCCCGTCTCCGTACCAGGTTCGAAAAGCTGAGTCGGTGTAGAACGATTTAGTCTCAGAACCCTTTATTGCCTTGATGATAGGTGTCACCATACTCACGACAAAGTTCAATTTTAATAGGCTCGGCCAAAAGTAATGGATCATGTTGAGAATAAGACCCTTGATGTGACTTCCGTCGTTATCTGCATCTGTCATGATCATGAGACGTCCATATCGAAGTTCAGAAACATCTGTATACTCTTTGCCTTGTTGAAGTCCTAAGATCTTCTTGAGATCGTTGAACTCTTGGTTTGATGTGAGTTGTGAGACTGAAACATCACGTACATTCTTACACTTACCACGGAGAGGGAATACACCATAATGGTCACGACCAACTACGGAGAGACCCGCAACTGCGAGGGTCTTTGCCGAGTCACCCTCTGTTACGATGAGAGTGCACTTACCCGAATGTGCAGTCCCAGCTTTATTCGCATCATCCAATTTAGGGATACCTGTAATCTTAGATTTACGTGCACCATCGGTCTTCTTGAGTTCTTTCATTTCCTTGAACCGTGAAAGGGCTGTGAGTTCGTCGGCGATACCAGTCTTGAGAGCATTCTTCACGAATGTCTTGGGTAATTCAAATTTACTTCCAAAGTGTTGCGATTTGGTTGTACACTCCGATTTAACTTGACTAGAGAAGTTCGGGTTCTCTAGTGTTGCCTTTACAAAAATTGTAAAAGCATTCTTAACTTGTTGTGGTTTGAGTTTTATTTTTTTTGCCATATCTTCAATAATACCATTTGCGATAATCGTCGTGACGTGATCAACGTGTGTACCACCACGTGAGGTACAGAGACCGTTTACGAATGATACTTGTTCCATTCCATTTTCCGAAGGGCCGATACACACTGACCAGCGATCACTTGTCATGGAGTGGACATTCTCTACACCGTCGTGCATTTTCGCATACGCTTCGAAGTTTTGTTTTGGTAACGTCTCACCGTTATACTTGACCTTACAGTTCGGTGAGGTGCATATGTTTGCATCCCATACTCGTTTTTCTATAATTTTAGCAATACCCAGATCCATTTGTTTCATACCAAAACGCTTCCAGTCAGGTCGGAATGAAACGGATACGGATGAAGTTGCACCGTTGAATTTTTTAATTTTGGGGGGGTAGCATGTTGTCATGTTATCAAACCATTCCTGTGTATATTCTTGTTTTGTTTCAGAGTCTTTGATGATGACAGAGAACCACGTGGAATAAATGTTTGCGAGTTTAGCACCGTACCCATTGCGACCACCGACTACGCGTTTTTGCGTGTCGTCATAATTGGTACTCGTGAGAAGATGTCCGAAAACGAGTTCGGGGTTCCATATACCTTCTTTGACATTCTCGCGGATACTGATACCCCCGAGTGGTCCGTTGTTGTCCACGGTAATCATACCATGTTCCATATCCGTCTTGATTGAAATTAACGAAACATGTTTGGGGTGCATAGAGTTTCGGTCGATGGCGTTGACGAGAATTTCATCAAAGATTTTCAAGAGTGCCGGGGAATATTGGACGGCAGCCTTCGCAAAAGTATCTCCATCTAGAATCCAATACGGTTCACGTACGAGATCGACGGGGCCGACATACGAGTCGGGTCTTTTGAGAACGTGTTCTATATGGGTGAGTTTTTGTACGTTTTCCATATTTACTTGACTTTATTACATCTCAAAGCTCTAACTTAAGTTCTTTTTCTATAAATCTGTTCACGAATTCCAGCATGTATGAAATCGCTCCCTCACTCGGTTCAATCCGGTTAAAATTATTTTCTGCATCTGGATAAAATAAACCATTTTTCGATGAATTGATGAGCATCATATACCTTTTTTCATCGACACCAAGATCTCGAGCATTAGCAGCGTCCCCGATGAGAAGTTGTGTGTTTTTATGATTGAATACTTTTGCCAGGAAAATTGCAATGTCATGCGGATCCTCGATGTGTTGTCCTTTACACCTGGGATACATCTCATCAATTACGAAATTTTCAGCTCGAAGTTCTTCGAAGTTTTTAATAAGTGTGTCATATGGTAATATTTCGAGGAAAGTTTTCTGAAAGTTACTTACTAATAACTTGCGATATTCGTCATGTGTCATCCCAACAACGAATTTCATGTACTCACCATTATTGTTAATTTTACTGTTTCGATCCGCCTGTAAAGATCCTGTAAGCCGTCTCCAGAAAGTTTTCTTTCTATGAACGGGACATTTACATGCGTATATATGTTGACTACACGGAATACCATACGGTGAGTATTTCATATTGAATGGGTGTCTACATAAGGTTCTTATGGTTTTACCGACACGGTGACTAGTGATAATACCCACTCCGTATCCAACTTCAGAGGTGGGTGGTTCCTGACGGTGAACCACAGAACTCATTTTTTTTGGAACCTTGGGAACCTTGGGAACCTTGGGAACCTTGGGAACCTTGGGAACCTTGGGAACCTTGGGAACCTTGGGAACCTTGGGAACCTTGGGAACCTTGGGAACCTTGGGAACCTTGGGAACCTTTGGAGCATCAAATTCTTTAAGTAAGTCACCCATACACTCATCGACAACCTGTTCGGTAGAACGGTACAACCTCAGTATATCTGGAAATGAACGAAGGTTTTTATAAGTATGGGTGAGGTAAAATTTTTCACCCCTGAATACAACGTCCCGCAAACACCTATCTGGTTTGATGGAGAAATATCGATCGGTCTCACCAGCACTTTTACCCATTTGACGCTCTTCAATATATACATTGAAATCTGAAGGGTTTATATGAGTATTCTTACACCGCCGTTCGAAACGCCTCCACTCAATTTCTCCACGCGTAGATAGTGTAACTCGCATTTGACTTGGGTCAACATAGTCAAATGTAAGATGTAATTTATCTGTAATGTTAGGAGACATTTTATCTTACTTTATTACAACTCAAAACTCTAACTTAAGCCTGATTCAAATCGTATACTCTAGTGTTATTATTGAGATAAATGACATTATAAACCATATAATATAATAACCACATCGAACCCATTTAAAAAGCGAAACATAATAAGCCGCTAACCCACCTGAATATGTAATAGCAAATGATAGGGGTATATATATCACTGACATTCCATGTACGGAAATATTTATTTTAGTGCGTGACATTAACGTCGAGTATATAGATACGATTATATTCGTAAAAGTAATTATACTTGGTTGACTACTAAACCAAAGTATATTCAACACCATATTCACGCATGAATATACTCGACATATATCATTGACATTTACAAATTCCTGTATTTCGTGTATTTCACGATTTTCCTGTATTTCTGGTTCTTCTGTGGGACTTGGGGGTTCGATACTTTCATCAAGTCCGACTAGAAGAGATCCATCTGGTATTTCAACCATAACATATCTCGATCTATCCATATTCATATTACAATGGTTTTGTTTAAGTATTATCTACGCATGTTTAAACCTCTTTTCGTTGCTTCACGTACGAGACCGCCATACCAATACATTATTTCGTCACATGTTTTTGCTTTACTTTTGGGTAAAACGCGACGACATAGTCCAAGTTCTCTATTTTTTAACATCGTGAGAGATGGTTTAGGTTTATGTGTGAAACACGAAAAGCAAACTGGATTTAGTTTCATAGTGTTTACGAACGAATGATACCTTTCGTTATTATACATAAATAGTGGACGGATTTTTTTATAGTATCGCACGAATGTCTTATTCGCTTTGTCCCGTGCATGTATCACAGGGTCTAAGGGTGCCCGACATACATAACATTCGGAACACCAGGATATATGCATACTTAATAATAAAATGTTTGTATACTTTAAATGATAAAGGTATTTGTTGCTTTTGTAATTGGTATAGGAATTGGTCTTATCGTAATGATGATGACACGAAAGACGAGTGTGACCAGTACCGTTTCACCGTCTAATATTTTAGGGATCAAGTATACCCGTGGTAAAAGTGTATTTATGGATGCAATCGATAACATTGAAAACAAAATAATGCCAATTGCACAGGGTGCTATGTGTAATATCTTACACGACCCCGCGCTTATGGAAATGATACCAGATGAAGGTGGTGTAAAGTGTAGCGAGTTAATTACACAGATTGAAAGTGAAATTGAAAAATTTTCGGATATAATCGATGGAATCGACGAGGCTGATAGAAGTGATATTGAGGAGGTGCAATTTATTCTATACACCGAGCTGTTGGCACTAATTGAGGTACTGAAAGAAAAATTTTGTTCGGATGGTGAGACGATGATTGACGCGGCCACTGTGAAAAGTCTCATCAATAATGTCCGCGATTCTGTGTGTGACGGGTTTGATATAGATCCTACTACATTTAAAGAATATTCTGAACAAGTTATGAAAGAGGGGCTTGCTACAGGTAAGATCTTTATGAAAGTTCAAAACATTCAAGCTATAAGTAGTAAAAAATAAAGCCTAAGTCGAGTTACAATAACGATTATTTAAGAATTTACAAAATGACTACATACGAGGAATCCGTTCAATCTGCACTCCTGGTACGCAAGCAGGATACGGTCGATGATGCATGTGAGCACCTCGCGAGAAGTATATGGAAGATGAAACAGAGATACCAGCAAATGCAGGTAAAGAAAAACTCACGGACGATGATAGTTCTGAATGAAGTACCTACGTCCGTTCGAGAACAAAAGCATACTGACAGGACGTGTCAGGCTCTCACACTAAAAGGGAAGAAGTGTGCATTCAAATCTGTTAATGGATGCTACTGTAAAAAGCACGGCGTGAGTAAGAATGATAGTGTATTGGGTGTGAAACCTATTCGTAGTATGTAATATTATTTTGTTTGTATATTATAAATGTTAGATCAGGATACATTAAAACCGGTTATCATTTCGATGATCGTGTATCTACTTCTTGCTAAGATGATACCCGAAACTATTAAAAAACCCACGGGTGTTGGTTTCATAGATGATATTAACATGATGCTCATCGCCCAAAAGGGGTCGCTCACTTCCGGTGCACTACTCACCGGTATTATCGTCTTCCTTACTGGTTACATTGAGAGCGAATTCTCGTAAAATGTTACTTTTACCCACCATTTCTCTCGTAAATCCGTGATTAAATGTACGAATATCATTTTCGTATACGTGTTTCATGAACTCTAAGAGTTGATCGAAGTTCGGTTTCCCCCATTTCATACCCTTTTTGAATAGGAAATCATCTTGACTTAATTCTTGAAGTTCACAATCAATCGTATAAGGTGTTACTATATATTCTGGTGCACCACCATAATTGGTAATAATGACGGGTTTATTCCTGATCGCCGCTTCTATTGCACCCATCCCTACACCCTCGGAGCTTGAAAAACTCACGTAGCAATCACTTCTCCAGTGTATTTCATCCATCTCATCATCTGAAATCAGGCCATTGATTACTTCTACGCGTGGGAATTGTATATTAATGTCTTTGTTACACGTCGCCTTCACTAAGAGACGCGTATTCGGTTCATTCAACCGTACGAATGCTTCAAGAATTTTTTTAAAGTTTTTACGTTGATCCATTGCATTTCCTATGAAATAGAATGTATACGGTTTTGGTTTAGGTGTTGGTATGTGTGCGTGTACGACATTAAATACATTATCGGGGAATTGTTTTGAAAATACACGCTTACAAAATTCACTAGGTACCAGGATGGTTTTAAATTCATCCATAATCATTTGATAATCTTCATGAACTGTTTCGGTTTCACATACAGTCATACATGTCAAGTTCTTTACACGGGTCCTTGCATATTCAATATATTTTACATGTTGTGCGATGGGTAAAATAAATAAGAGACCATCTTTTTCTTCAGGTAAAGTTGTTCCTATTTGATAATATGCAGCATGCGGTGTAAATATCTTGGTATATTTATTTGCATGTTGACCAATTCCAGATGCAAGCGTAGGTCCGATGAGTATCATTTACTTTAAAGATAATATTTCCTTTATATATATTACTATGAGTTCGCTTCGCCAAGAAATAGAAGAGGAGATTACCCGTGTTCGTCTCGATAAGACCAGACTGTACACACTACTGGGTAAATTGTTGGATCAATGTGAATTGAGTGGTGGTGTAGGTTCTACAGGACCTCCCGGCCCCGCTGGCCCCGCTGGCCCCGCTGGCCCCCAGGGGGTTCAGGGCCCTCCTGGTGCGAGCGCTACTAATGCTCCAGTATCTACCGCCCCTAAAGAGGTTCCTAAGAAGGTTGTCCCTAAGAAGAAGACGTTGCCCGGTGTTTAAATAAAAAATAAAAAAATGTAAATATATTCCACTAGTTAAATATGATCAAGATATCTAACTAGAAAAGTTTAGTTTGTAAGATCGTCATTTATTTCATCGGGTACTTCACCACAGTGGAAATCTTCACCATCGAAGATATCCACTACGTCATCTAATAGATCTAGAAACGATACAAGTTCTTCGAGAACGAGACGACGGTTATTACTCGTCCATGTTGCATTCTCTCGTCTTTTATGAATGGCCGTTTTTATACGTTTATTTTGTTTGAGTACCCGGTCGATATCCTTTTTGTTCGAAAGTGGTTGTACATTCTTACGTTTTTTATTGGTGCTCGCTTCGATACGCATATATACAGGTTTAATGCACGTATATGACATATTTGTTATATGTTATATGTTATACACATGTTTTCTTTATATCAGTGGTGATTAATATACCATAGAACCCCACGGTTTCATGATTTCATACCCTTCGACGGCGCTCATCATAGCAGCCTTTTCAGCGGCTTCTGCGGTGGCCCTCATCATAGCATCTTTCGCATCTTTCATAGCAGCCTTTTCAGTGGCTTCTGCGGTGGCCCTCATCATAGCATCTTTCGCATCTTTCATAGCAGCCTTTTCAGCGGCTTCTGCGGTGGCCCTCATCATAGCATCTTTCGCATCTTTCATAGCAGCCTTTTCAGTGGCTTCTGCGGTGGCCCTCATCATAGCATCTTTCGCATCTTTCATAGCAGCCTTTTCAGCGGCTTCCGCGGTGGCCCTCTTGTAATCATTTGGCATCACAGCGGGTTTCATTAAACCAAGTGACGGCCCCTTACGTCCTTTAGGGATGTCATATTGTTTTATTCCACTGGTATCAATGCGTGCTCGCTTCTCCATCTCAGCAGATTCAGCCATCGATCGTGCTCTCTTATCAATTACGTTCATGATTTCAGAGTCACGCCGCTGCTGGGCAACCCATTGGGCAGCTTGTTGCATGGCTACCTGTCGTGCGGCGTTTGGGATATCGATGGTTGGCATCTTTGGACCCTTATGTATGATCGGAAATTTAGAACTTATTTTTCCAGTTTGTAAATTTTCCTTTTTGGAAACGTCATTGGTGATGGCAATGCCTACTGATAAATCTTTCACCGGTTCGACCTGACGTGATTTTACCCAGTTTTCATCAGTTTGAGGGGGTGCTACTTCACGTATACCAGAAACGGCAGCCATTTCATTATATTCCTGTGACGGGTCTTCATCTAATGCGAGAGATTGGTCGCCGACAGTTTCGATATCGTCGGGAACTGGTATCATTTCTAAAGGTGGTACGTCGATCGCAAGCGTCTGGCGTCTGGGTTGGACGGATAGACTGGGATATCCGTCTGTGACCGTCGGTATTTTTCTTGTGTTATATTCAGCTTCTTTCTGTTTCGATTTCTCTATTGCGTCATTTCTCAGCGCATCCATCTTTTTAGAATTCTCTATATTTTTCATAAGCAATATCACCACTGCTACAACTATTATCAATAGTACGAGAATAACTACACTATCCATAATATAATAGTCAAATATTTAAAATGGTATTGGTATTATACTCGCTCGAACTTTATTTATATAATAAACATACCCTGCAAGAAGTGTTACAAATGCGATGATGATATAATTGAATGAAAACTTTTTACGTTTTGTTTGAATGAGAATGTTTTCAGCTTCTTCTTTATTGGGTAATCTCTGTACACTTGTGTGTAGAAGATCTATTTTCCCTATGAGAGCGTATAGCGCTTCTAATATTTGAGCTTCTTTGTTGACGGGTTTTTCCTTGATATCGACAGATGTTATTTCTAAAATCATATACCATTTAGAATCCGGTTGGAGTGTGTGATACCCACCGTTGTCCTGATGTTCATATATATTGAAATTGAGTTTTTTGATTGATATTGGATTAAAATAATTTGTTTGACGCCGAAACGATTTCCATTGTTTATCCCGAAGTAATGTATGTGATCCGTGGGTGTAATGTCTTTCTAGTGGAATTCGAGCAAATATTTGTCCGTGACGCTCATCGAGCATTTGTGCGAGTTGGGGAATATCTGGACACACGATATCCACGTATTTGGCTATATCACTTGGAGTATTCTCTGACGTGGGTGTTGCATCACCTACTTGTGTAATATAAAAGTCGACGAGTTTTACACCGAGAATTCTACTACTATCTTCAACGTGTGTATTCGATTTGAGAGTGAGGTCGAGAGAAAATGTATTATTTGAACCGTTAACGTATTCGGAATCGACGACGATATATTGAATTTTTTTTGGTATATCTTGTAACGATGTCGTCATCTATAGTGGTTCGATAAAAAAATATAGCTTAAGTGGCGAGTGATGGATTTATATTTTCAAGAAAAAATGGATATGCAACAGACACTCGATACGCTTCGCGATAAAATTAAAAATAACTGTTCAACTGACACGCTCGATGACCTGTCTACATACTTGAATGATATCGAGCGTGAATATAGACATGTCGTGCGAGACCGACAGAAATTAGAAGAGGAGAACGAACAACTTAAAACACAAATAAAACCAAAAAAAGATAAACGTGTTCGTGTGAGGTGTCCATGTACGACTGCAAAGGGTACGCAATGTCGTAAATTCTGTCTGGAAGGTATCGAGACGTGTAAAGTTCACTCAAAACCTCTAAAACCAGCGAACCCAGCTAAAAAACCCCGTGTAAAGAGGCATGTATGTAGTGGGATAAATATTCGAGGTAACCCATGCCGTAATAAATGCATGGATGATAAGACGTATTGTGAGCGTCACGACCCTGATGCACCCGTTGTTACAAAGAAAACAAAGCGTAATAAACGTAGAGAGGTTCAGATGCATACACACGACCCGGGTGAAGCCCCTACAACCCGGTGTTTACTATGTGAGACACATGGAGATATGTTCGACCCCAACTTAGTTAATCATAAGTTGATGGAAAGTTGTGGATCGCATGGGTATACTCTACGGGAACGTATTTCTTACAGGAAAGCAGAATGTCAACCCGTGTAAATAACCTGTGTTATAAATAAAGATGAGAGGGTTTGAATTCTTGACAGTTGCTATACTGCTTGGTGTGTACAACTTTACACGCCCCACGATAAAGAAGACGGCTGCAATTGAACCGCGAAACGAGATTATGAATCGCCCGGATCACTTTATGATGGGAAACCAATATTCTCCAAAATTTAATAAAAAATAATAGCGTGTATATGTATAGATATGTACGTGTCAGTCGTAGTCTTACTAATACTTATTACTATAGGTCTCATATTTATTCAGACGAATATCAAGTCTACTGTTCCAGTAGTAATTGATCAACCACAGGTCCTATTGATACTGAAAAAATAGAACGGGTCAAAGATATCGTAGAGAAGTTGGAGAATGAAGATACTATTTCCGTGACAACTACCGCGAATATTGAAACTGCTAAAAAGATCATCGCACAGAGTGAGACAAAAAATATTGCAATCATTGCTAATGTTGTGAAAGTTCAAGCTACTACTAAACGAGAAGCATCTCAGGCTAAGGTTACGGAAACGCGAAAAAAGATACAGGCAATGGATGTAGCGTCAAACCAAAACCTTACCAACACGTTAAACTTGTAGCATCAAACCAAAACCTTACCAACACGTTAAACTTGTAGCGTCAAACCAAAACCTTACCAACACGTTAAACTTGTAGCATCAAACCAAAACCTTACCAACACGTTAAACTTGTAGCATCAAACCAAAACCTTACCAACACGTTAAACTTGTAGCATCAAACCAAAACCTTACCAACACGTTAAACTTGTAGCATCAAACCAAAACC